CATTTGTAGGCGTACCTATGCCTGCCGCAACAGCAACCGTAGTCATGAAAACTTTCATTTTCTCCATATTGGTATCGTGAGTATCGACGATCTTTTTAGGATTCTTGATGTTAGACTGACCTATTTTAATTAGGTTAGGTGTTATGCTTGCCACTTATTTCACCTTCCCGGGTACCATAATTAATGATGCAGATTTAAGTCCTGTCACCCTGTCCGTACTATTCACCCTTACCTGTACGTTCTGCCCCTTTACGCCGCTTAAACGGGCGTATACGCTTTCCTGTGTGCCATCAGTAACGGCAACCTCAACTACTTCCTTTTCTTCCTCTCTGTCACCTTTAGAGTAGACACTTAGGGTATAGTCAGTAGTAGGTTCAACGACAAAATACATCTTCTTAAATTTGTTTTTGCGGTTACTAGAGTTAATCGGGCCGACAATAAATTCAGTTTCAATGTCTGCCTCAACGTCAAGAACAGAATCGTCAAGGTCAATTATATCTCCGTCGGCAGTACCGAATTGCAACGTCTGTTCGCCCATCGGTTCACCAAAAGCAGTTGCAGAAGTAAACACTAAGGCATAAACAAACTTAAACCATGCTTTTTCCTGAGTGTCAAAAATAAAGCAGGTCGTTATTCCTGCCGTACTATCCGGTATTACCAACCAAAACTGATTACCAAAACCAACCGTAAACACATCCGAGAAGTCCATATCGGTAAGAAGTTTGTCAATACTATCAGAGATTACTTCGGCAGTATTGCCTTCATATGCGACAACCTGTTTTTCGTCGGTCAACCAAAAGGCATAGTTGCCTAACTTGACCGCACATTTTACGCTATATGCACCAATATCTCCTGCCCTATATATTTGGTCAAAGTCGGGGTGTATCTGTCCCAGGTTCCTATGATAACTTTTTGTGGTAATAACGAGCAGGTGATCTGAAAAAGGTATGCAATTTAGTACAGGTTCGCTTGCATCTACAGGAATATCGAAGGCATGATCTTCTGGCCAATAATCCTTACTGATATGCCCTGTTTGTTCAACGCCTCCACAGTAATTGACCCTATTCGGGTATGCTGAATTAGGTCCCCAAACAAAGATATGACCCATGTAGACACAACAAAACTCCATGAACGGAACGTCGCCACCGTCAAGGTTAATTAACTCTGCTACACCTGTACCCACATCAATGTTAAATGCCCAACTTGTCGCGCCGCCTGCTAAAATCAAGTGACTTGTGCCGGTATCGGGGTCTGTCCATGTACATGAACCAAAACCATAATTATCGGCAGTAGTGCTTTCTATCTCTACCCAAGGATCGTCGGAATCTTTCCTGTACCATAAACTTGTCCCAACCTCGGCAAGTAAGCGAGACTCTAAACTTACCTTTGCCCCCATATGTAAACTTAAAATAGGCGTAGAAAACGGCGCATCAACCAAGGAATAACCGCCCCTCGTACTGATAACGCCGTTGTTGACGACAAAGTTCTTGCCATCCGATAACTCATTTATTTTCCTTGTGTGCTGTGCGTTTATGCCACGAAAACCGTTTATGTCAAGTGACTGCTTGTTTGTTGCTCCGGTACGTTTTGGAATAACAGGAGGCATCACCACACCGCCTTTATCTGAAATGAATCGTTGCTATCGAGTTCGTTTTCATCGATAAGGTTTTTAATGGAATTATAGAATTCCTGCAACCAACGACTTGCATCTGCATCGTCCGGATCCTCTGCGCTGCGATAACGTGAGGCAACATATTTAGCGACTGCATATTCGCAGGCATCAATCAAAGGTACATTGTCGGTTATGCTTGCAACCGTCGGACGTGCAATGTAGGACATAGCGTATGTATCGGCATCGAAGAAGGATATTTTGCGGTTGCGAATGGTGAAATTGGTGTATTTAATGCCTGTCGTATCCTCAATAGGTACGCTCTCGCCGTCACCTGCAAGTCCTGTATCGTTGAAGGTAGTTGTAGTTGCTGTACCGATTAACCCTTGTGTGGTACCTCCTGTCGTGCGATATATGGCATATGAAGATGCACCTGTTACCGCTGTCCATGAGAGTGCGTTGTAGTTTATTGCAGTCAAGGTAGCGTTTCCGGTAGTTGCCTTAACCTCAGTACAGGCAATTGTTTCGTTGTCCGATGATATTGCGGTTACTCGGTATCCGTAGGTTGTTGTCCCTGCTGTACCTGTTGGGGTTACGGTAAGTCCGGTTGGATAACCTATACTCACAAATAGACTAACTAGACTCACGAAGTCAGGAGGTAGATTGTTGAATTTCTTTGCCGATGTTCTGAATAGTTTTGTGTTTTCTAACCATAGTCTTGATGGTATATTATCTCTTAGACACTCTCTGCCCCATAGGAGAAGATCGGCATTACTGACCGCTTCTTGCGTCCAGGAGTCAACGAGTGCTTTGCAGTTTGTTAGGGTGAATGACAATTAAATCACCTTCTTTTATGTAAAATGGGAGGCGGTTAGACCTCCCTGATTCAAACTAACGCAATTTCGTTAGTTAGGTAGGACTTCTGTGAATTCTCCTTGGTAGTCTCTACCTACTACAAATACATCCTGCGAGGAAGGAACTGTAAGGGTAATATTTCCGCTACTAAGCGTAGTATTCTCTGCACCATCCAACAAAACTGGCACAAAAGAAACTGCTACTTTCCCGTCTTCCGTAATAGTTTTTTTATCTACGTGTAGGTTTATTTTCAAATTAATACCTCCTATCCTAAGAATTTCGATAAACTACTTGGCCTAACACCGTCGAACCAACCGGGGGAAAGTTGGTTGCACTGTGCTACCGTTGGTTCGTTTCCCGCCCCGAAAATTGTAGTCAGATTAAGGGCAAAAACCTCTTGCACTTCTAATATTTTACCACTCGCTGTCGCAGTATCTGGGTATGTAGCAAAGACAGAAAAGGTTTCCGCTGATACACCAGTCATTATACGGATGCCAGAAAGTGAATAGATAGCGTCCTGCGCCGGGTTTGCTTGAAAAACAACAGCTGCTCCTTGGCAGGCAATCGAAATAGCTTGAGCAACTGAATTAGTTACTTTCAACTTGCTTCTAACATAAATCTTATTTCCAGTGCTGCCGGGGATGGGTTGATATATTTGGGGATATCGTGTCCCACCGCCACCAGTAATAAGTGCTTTATTATCCGCCACTTGCAGCGTACTACCAGCAGGTGTCCACCCGCTAACATCTACAAAATTTCCATTTACGATCAGGTTGATAGGCCCCTGCCTAACCACCCTATCCGTCAACCGTCCGAATTTTCTCAACATAGTCATACCTAACTACCCCAAACTGCAATTTGCACAGTTGCCCCGGTTGAATCAGAAATGAGTGACAAGGTTCCGTTTACACGCAAATCTATTGCCATTCCGGGGAGCAATTTGAATCCATTTGACGTAGTTGATGTAGTATTAGGATTATACCAGCAATTACCAGAAAGTACATGAACAGTAATATTTTGATTTGTGAAGGACTGCGGTACTGCTGTAGTACTTACTGCGAAAGCCGGTATAATATTTATAACTACCGGAAATAAACTACCAGTTAGTTGCACACTCGCCGGATTAGCAGCAGTAAACTTCTCGTCACCGTCTGCGTCTACAGGAATAAACTTACCGGTTATTGCCGTACCTGCCGCTAACTTTGCGGTTATCGAACCGTCGGAGTTTAGGACTAAACCGACTATCTTATTGTCACCGTCAACACCGCCTATAGTGACGGGATTTTGTCTTGCTGCACTCTCACCTACGGGATTTTTCCCTTCTGCGATAGAAATTTGAAACACCTCCTATATAGAATAGGCAGAGCAATTAAACCCTGCCTATCTCAATATTTACTTACGCAGGTTTGCAACCATAAATGAAGCTGAAATCGTCCCAACCATAGGAGAAACGGGCAATAGTGGCATACTTAGCGATCTCAGTATCGAAATCCTCAGTTGCCTTAAACCCTGGTTTTCTTCTCCAAAACCAATTTAAGAACATCTTTGCTCTCTCTGAGTCCAACATGAACCATGCGTCAGGGTCGGTCAACCAGGGCCATTCAATGACATTGAACTTGCCTTTCCATACGTTAATGCCGTGGTCGGTGGTTCCCGGTTTCTCGTCAGTACCGGCAATGACTAGAGCAGGTTCAAGTCCCTCAGTCGGAACCACAATGGTGTCAGGCATAACCAAGAACTGATTTGCCTTGTCATCCTCCCACCGGCGCATATTGTTTCTTACGGTAGTTACGTTCTCCTGAGTCAGCGCATATGCACCAAAGTTAGAAGTTACAGCGGAACTGCCCGGTGCTTTCGGGTGTGATGCAGAACACAAAGCAACATTATCAGGCCCCTTGCAGGAAGCATTGAACGCATTGTTGAATACCGATGCAGCATGGTACTGAATGGTTCTGTATTCAACCATACGGAGATTCTTAACACGCTTCTTAATCTCGCCGTATTGTTCATCGTCTACAAGTTCACGCTCGATCTGAGTACCTTTGGAGTATTTGCGGTGAATATAGTTAGAGGTATAACCCTTCTTGATGTCCTCGTAGGCAACCTTATTCCCAGTTGCGCTCCATTCTTCCATCAGTCCTAAGTCACCGATACCTTGATTGGTTTCTTGCGCCTTAGTGGAATTCTCCACGTTATACATCAGACCAAGGTAATCCTTTTCCTTCTTACCGGCAAGGTCAAAAATCTTTCTCAAACCCGGTTCAAGTTGCTCCGCCCAATTTTCAGAAATCATTGGCATGTGTTTTCCTCCTTAAAATAAAAAGACTCAGGCAAACCGCCCAAGTCTTTTGTTTAATTTTTAATTTAATTAGTTAATGCTTACTTATAGATGTGCTTGCGAATCATAACGTCCATAGTTAACTTAGCAGGATCAACGGCCAAAACAACCAACGGACCTGCTTCACTCGCAATAGTAGCGTTGGCATCAATGGTGTTTTCGTCCTTCAAGTCAACACCAATACTGCCCTTGTTAATCACATCGCCGGAACCGCCTGCACCAAGCAAGATATATTTACTTGCAGTAGTCGGGGCGGTCGGGAACGGTTCTTCAACGGTCAGAGTGTCGCTTGAACCTGTGTAGTCCTTGACAGTTCTAATACTACCTGCCGCAGGACCTTCGTAAATATAGAGCAGCGCACCATTCCAGTAATCATCAGTGGAGGTGCTAAGTGCAGTATCAACCAGAGTAGTAGTTGTACCGCCAGTTGCTGTGCTGTCAACATGGTCAGCAAAAGAGCAACGAAATACAGTATATGGATTATCATGCACCCGACCATATGTAGTTGCACCGGACGGATTGTCAGCAGCGGCGATAGTCTCTGCCATAACACCGAGTACATTAGTAGCGTTTGCTGCCGCTTTAGCAACCTTCCCTGCGGTCAGTACAACCATGTCGCCTTCGGAAAAGGCAACCCCAGGAGTTAATTCGTATTTAACGGCGTTATCAACAATGCCGTTAAGTTTATTGTTCACATACTCGAACCCATTAGTGGTTCTTGCGGTTAATGCCATCGTTACCTACCTCTTTTCTTTTTCATTTTCTGTTGCTCTGATACGGCAGATACCATGTCTTTTCTCGACAAACCAGTACCGGCGGCAAATTTCTCCTGAAACGGAGTCAAAACAACCTGCTCAGCGACTTTACCGCCCGGCAGGTTGGCACCTTCAACATTTAGTTTTTTGCGACCATTGACGTTGGCAAGTGTCTTTTGCTCGGCAGTAGTCTTGACCTTTTTGAGCAGTTCGCCGGATACGAATTTATCGCCAATTATTTGTTTCATGGCAGTTTCATAGTCCAAGGCAGCACCGTTTTGACTAAAAGCATCAATCTCGGCGGCGTACATATTTGCATACGGTACAAGTTGAGGATTACCGCTTAATACTGCCTGCTTCTGCCTGTCGTAACCAGTTGACTTGCCTGTAACTTCAACCTGCTGCGCTAATTGTGCGTTCTGCTGTTCAAGTCTGGCAATTCGCTGTTCTCGCTTAACTTCTTTAACAGCAAGTTTCTTTGCCTCTGCTTCATCAAAACCAAGATTGACGAAATACTTTTCCTGATCTGTCTGCATTTCTGACCAATAGGTTTTTGCTTCCGCTTCTGCCTGCGCTTGACGTTTCTCTGCTTGTTTGTCAGCATCAAGTTTCGCTCTCTCGCGGGCAAGTCTGTCTGCTAAAACTCGGTCAATTTCTGCCTGCAACTCTGCTTTGGTGTACATTTTCTCAGCAGTTTTGTCAGGTTTAACTTCCGGTTCTTTCTTTTTGGTATCCGGTTTAACATCTTCTTCGCCTGCTTCGTCCTCGGCATCATCCTCGACTGAATCATCACCAGTCAACAAGTCAACTAAATTAACATCGTCCTTATCGACGACATTAGGATCGTCTGCCTCGGTATCATCGGCAAAACCACCGCCACCGTTAACGCCATCTTCGCCCACTAAAAGATTGAATCTGCCTAAGAATTTATCTTCTGCCGCTTTAATTCCCAATAAGTCTCTAAACATGATATACCTCCCGTTTTAAGACCGTCGTCTATAATATCCTTGCACAGTTTATAGTCGTGTGCATGTTATGGACTTTGCCATGCGGTTTTTGTAGCGTCTACAGCACGTTTCAGACAGTTTGTTACTGTGGTGCTTGCTGTTCTTCCATCATGCGCATAATCTCTTCTTCCTGCATTTGAGGCGGTAGATGTGATAAATAGTCCTGCATCTCAGGAGGAAGTGAATTAACAAACTCCATCACCGGGTCAACTTCCGGTTCTTCCTGTGGTTGGTTAGGGTCAGCATTGTTTTTATTCTTCATTGCCTCCTGCTCCATTGCCGCTTGTTGTTGCTCTGCCTTCATTTGGTTCATTCTCGCCATTATTTCAGGGATTGGTGGGAATTTACCATATTCCATGACATAGAAGAAGGTTTCCGGATCAATGACACTAGCAACCAACAGTTCTTTCGCAATCTCCATATGATACATGCGGTCACTCGGTATTACCGATGAAACCTTGCAGTAGCAGTCGAAGTCAGGGAAGTATTCTTCAATGTTATTTTCGATGTACTCCGGCGGTAATGTCCTACCGTCCGGCATCATCATTTCCCCTGTATCCTCAAACTTACCAATCTGATTTAACGGAACTGTCATGCCGCTTTCCCTGTCATAAACCTTTTTCATATCTCCTGCATCAAAGGTATCGTATTTGTAACCGTCTTTACCTTCGTCGCTCTTGCCCATAATTCTGTAGGTTCTTTGCTCGGTGTAAAACTGACCAATTAAGCGGTTGGTGAATTGACCTGCATCCTCGTATGAGGAATTTATTGCCTGCTCTGCTGTTCTTAATCTGATTTTAGCCTGAGAAACTAACTCAGCAATTGCCTTAAAGGCGGTTACGCTGCCGGGGGTACGTCCTTGACTAACATCAAAGCGACCAATCATGCCCTCCATACTACTCTGCAACCGTCCCATTTCAGCGATTAAACTGCCGGGGATAGGTTGTCCATGCTCCCTTTTTACGCCGCTAACATCAGCAACAGGGAACCACATGCCGGGAGCAGTACCTCTTTCCTCAATTAACCGTCTTTGTTTAGGTGTTAATGCCCTTTCATCATACCAAGTCTGACCAATGGCACCATGAATATGACCTTCAAGTATAATCTCAGCAGTTTTATTCCTAACAATCTGCGGATTTTTAAGATAGAAAGCATCACCAAATCCCCATATACTATTTTCCCTGGGGTATCTCTGCCGCACAAAAAACGGGAATATCGGAGTCTCGCCGGGTTCAAAGTACATATAGTTGTTGTGCTTAAGGTAAACTCCTTGATGTTCTCCTGCCCATAGAATGACGTGTAACCCTATTCCCCTGTCCTTTTCGCCTGTATACATAACCATAGGTCTACCTATATACCAAGTCTCAACAACGGGAACCTGTTCTTGATTATAGGAGCGACTAAATCCCTCGGTATCAAGTTGCTCAGTATCTAGTAGATCATCATCATGTAACCCCTGCTCTTGAACCAATGCGGCACGATCAGGAAATGTTTCCTTGATGTACTCCATCGTTTTCCAAACTGGTTTATGGCAACGATTACCCTCGTTAATATCCTCCCTGCATCTAGCATCAGGGACTAAGCATAACGGGTGCAATGCTTTCCAGCGAACATCACCTTCCCAACGATTCGGGCCTTTACCGCCTCGCCAATTGCTGTCCCAGTAAACATGCCAAATACCTGTACCGTAAAGAAAAAACCACCGAAGAAACTTTATTCTCTCGGAGGTTAGTTTGTTTTTATAGAAGATATATTTTTTAAGGTTACTCATGGTATTAGACTTTTCTTCGTCGCCCGGTTCAACGCCGTAGTCAATCAACTCAATCTCGTTGGCAAACTCGGCAACAGTACCTTCGATAAGCGAAAAGGTAATATTCTCAACACTGTTAGGGCGGTTTTGTTGTTGTGCTTCAGTTCTTAATGGATTACCATTCGGACCAAGTAAATCCCAATGCTTAGAAGTGTATAGTTTATACATTTCTCGCATTTCATCGACATAAAACTGCCTTGCCGCCTTGTCATCATCATACCAGTCCATGCAGGTTCTTACCGCTTTTTCTTCTTCGGGTGAGTTACCTCTTATTGATGTTTCCATATTTCACCACCTTTTAGGCATAAAAAATAGGGATAGAATACGGGACAATGCCAACAATGACACTCTCCTGTACTCTATCCCTGTGGTTTTCCTACTAAGGATTAGTTATTTAGTTATTTTTTCTTCATCTTGCATATTTTTTATTTTATCAATACACTTCTTAATATTCTCAGGACTTAACTGAGCATATGCAAGGTTAGAAGAACTAGACAGGTCTTTATGATCAATTTCAAATAAGTTAACAGCATGACCGACTATTGGAGTCCAATCTTTCGGATCATAAGAAAGAATATTATCTTTCTCGCTATCAGGAAGATACCATTTTTCCATATCATCGTCCAATGTCTCATAGAACTTTTGGACTGACTTTGCTGTGCGTTCTTGACGTTCTGCCCATTCTTCGGGAGTATATTCTTTTCTTGTACCCAAGATAAGATGCGGATAATTATTAATATACCAATCCTGATTATAGTACCAATTATAAAAATCCCTATAGTCCCAATCAGGAATAACGCTTCTTTTAAACTTATCAACTAATCCGTTTTCATCCCAAACCATTTCCTCCGCGTAACCTGTTTCAATGTTTTTGTTGGGATAATTAGAACCTTTATATTTAAACTCTAAACCTGTCTCATGCTCAGAAAAGACTAAAACATTATGCCCTTCATGCTCTTTTAGGAGTATAGGCATTAGACATATGGCATTTGTATCCTTGCCAATATCATAATACTTCTTACAGTCCTCACAAATAAAAGTATACTCAGTACCCATTTAAACACCGTCCTCGGTTAGTCTAACTTAATGTCCTCAGTCGCACTCAGCATAACAGGTTTACCGCCCTTCATTTTGATAACGATAGTCCCCCACGGAGTAGA